CATCTGAAGTTACGACTTTACTAGCTTCTGTTGTTCCCAGTGTAGTTATATCAAGATAATTTATTTCTGCTGTTGTTGCTGTTACACCGTCCAAGATATTTATTTCTGCTGTGGTGCTTGTAACGCCATCTAAGATATTAAGTTCTGCGGTGCTAGACGTTACGCCATCAAGAATATTTATTTCTGTTGCAGTTGCGGTAACTGCCACATCTTCGTTGATCTTAGGCGAGGTTAGAGTTTTGTTCGTAAGGGTGTCAGTGGTTGCCTTTCCAACTAGCGTGTCTGTTACAGCCGGGAGGGTAAGAGTAATGTTAGATGAGAAGGCAGAGTGTGCAGGGGCTAAGAGCCTTGCGTAATGTGCGTTCCCTGATTCACAATAAAAATCAATGTAGCTTTGCGCCCCTCCGTTCTTTATAGAGATTGCGCCTTGAGTGATTGAAACTCCGTTAGTTGAGCCTCCTCCTATTCCAAGGGACGTCACGACATCTAAAGCATGCGCCAATTTTGCCGAGGTAATTGCATCATCTACTATCGAGGCAGTTACTACAGCACTGGCAGCCAGTTGATCTGCGCCTATGGCATCGTCTGCAACCTTCGCCTGAGTTACAGCATCATCTGCTAGTTTTGCAGTAGTTATGCTTCCGTCTGCAATTCCTGCCGAGCTAATACTTGTCCAAGACGTAACGCCTGATCCGTCTGTTTGCAAAACTTGATTTGCAGTTCCATCGTCTACTGGTAGAGTAAGAGTGTACGATCCGCTTAATGTTGCAGGAGCCTGTAAAGCTACATATTCCGATCCTGCACTGTCTTGTAATCTAAGATCACCCTGACCTTCTATATTTACTTGAGTCGCTACGACTGTCGAGGCGGTGCTTGCTCCGATAGGCGTGTTGTTGATAGAGCCGCCTGTAATGACTGGAGAAGTAAGGGTTTTGTTTGTTAGTGTTTGTGTGTGCGCTAGAAAGACAAAAGTGTCGTTATCCGTCAGCAAGGGTAGAGATACAGTCCGATCTGCTGCTAAGTTGGCGGCTGCAAAGATGTATTGATGATCGGCCGACGAGTCATTTATTTGGGGAGTAGTCAGTACTGGGCTAGTAAGAGTCTTGTTTGTAAGTGTTTGAGTTGCTGCTGTTCCGACTGCTTCGTACCAAGTTCCTAGGCTACCGCCATCGTCTCGATTCCACCATAATTCATTTGATTCAGTCCAGACTATTTGCCCGTATCTAATCTCACCTGTTGCCCCTGTATTTCTAACAGCAGTTAAGAGAGCCGATCTGTCTGTACTCGGTGCGTTAGAGCTAGAGGCTTGTAGAGAATAAAAGCCTGATTTTTTTAAACTGGTTGCAGTTGTATCACTCGCATCTGAGATGGAGGTGTTGCCAACATTACTCGCGTCTGCATCATCTAGAATCGTTTGAAGCTGGGTGGTCGTTTGTGTTAGTTGTCCCATGTCATCCTCTTAATACTTGCGCGTCGATTGCTGCGTCTAAAATATCAACTTTTGTGTTAGAGCTAGTTTCTACCCGAACAATAATCTCTCTTGATTTGCCGATAGATTTCACATCAAGGGTTTTATTTCCGTCAACGCTCATTGTGTTGATTGTGGAAAAGCTATTTAAATCTTTTGATACCTTCAAAGAAACTGACGAGCTTGCTGAAGCGTCAACGTGTAATTTAACTTTGTCGATCACCATCTCTGCGCCTCCAACGTCTAAGACTTCAGAGCTAATCAAAGGCAAGTCTTTACGCCTTGTCATGTCTGCACCGTCCTGTTGAAAGTTTGCAAAGTCTAGTTTGTAAATCTTTTTGTTGGCTGAATGTGCGGCAAGGACTAAATCGTAATCGTGAACAATTGATGTAGTCATAAAGTCTTTTTCGAACCACGTTTTAGACGTTACATGATATGTCCAGATTTGACCTTGATCCGAGAAAATAAAATCCACAAAGTTTTCTTGATGCAAGGAGTAAGTTGCCACCCTTGCTGTTTCAAAGTCGCTTGCTCCAAATCCTGCCCACTGTTCACCGATTGCAGGAACGAACAAAGGCTGGAACGATTCGCCCTGAATCATTCCCGGTCTTCTGTTTGCGTCTATGAAATAAATTATTCCGTCTATTGAATCTACTGCGTAAGTTCCGCAAATGCCTTGTTGTAAAACTGCTTGTCTTGATAGAGGCGGTCTACCTGTGCCACTCGTAAACCATATCTCAGTCGTTGTTTCTCCAAATAGGTATAAGTATTGGTCTTGAGAAAAAACCCTTAGCAAGTCATCTGGTAAAGCCTCAGCCTGTGCAAAGTCAAGGGATTCGATGTTTGTGCCATCGTTCAACGCTGAGACAACAAAAAAGCCGTCTGGTTGTTGATAGATAAATCTTGAATCCAAAAACGCTACGCTGCTAGTCGTTAGCAAGTCAGAGTCCGAAATGGTCTGTAATCCACCTGAAACAGTGTAGACAAGCGCAGAAGGAGTGCCACCAGTGCAAATAATTAACTGGTTTGCGTCCGTGGCCATCACAACAGGTTGAGGATCATTTGCTACTTCGCCCCTGAACGTCGCTGCACCACTTGAGTCTATGCTGTACAGAGACGAGCCTGTGACCTGGTACAAAAGTCCATTCGGGCCGTTTGCAATTAGTCCTCTGTCTGCGCCTCCGGGCGTCACTGAGACTAAAACCGCATCTCCTGCACTGTCTGTTATGGCACTTGCGTTTGCGTCTGTGAGGGCTTCTCCTGTGGCTTGAAATGATGCAAAAGTCACATGGCCGGGAAACTGCCTATATCCTCTTAGTGTGTGAGGAAACAGATTCAAGGTTTGCTGTCTGTTTGCGTCTAGCCTTGTGCTTTGATAGCTTGACTCTAATGGAACTGAAGCTCTCATAGGCTATCTGTATTTATGTCAAACTTACCATGCGCCCATTTTAAATCGCTTGCATCAATTGACATATCCAAAGTAATTTCGCTTTCGAGACGATCTTTTGTCTCTTTTGCTATCTCAAAGACTATCGGAGTTGGATCTAAACCAAACTCTGCCGCCACTTCTACCGCTAGGTTATAAGCAAGTCCGCGAACTGATCCTGCTGGAATGTCTAATGTATCAGTTAAGCTGGAAGGCTCAGGAATATTAACTAAACCATCTTCACCAAACTCATTCAGCATATTTTTAAAGGCAATAAATACGTCTGCGTTTTTGTTTGCGTCATCTGTTGAGAACGTCACGCCTGAAGTACGAACACGCAAAAGACTCGTTGCTCGATCAATGATTTCCTGACTAGTTGCCATATCTTTCCTAAAAAGTAAGCCGGGGGTTTTACGCCCCGGCTAATAGGGGGGGTTAGTTGATACCCACTCGTACCGCTGTCTCAGGCCGTATAGTCTTGAACCCGTAGAGAATATCTATTCTCGCAGGAAAGGTATCAGCACTGATTGAGTAGTCTCTGACGATTCTCATTGAGATACCGTCAAGAACTTCTCGGGCCGCAAAATCAACTCCCTCTGGGAGAGTTAGGTCGGCCGTAGCGAACGTAAAGCTGTTTTTGTGATACGCAAGCGTATCTGTCCAGTCTGCTCCGTTTCCTCCTCCAACTTTACTGATAGCAGCATTGTCAGCAGGGCTACCGCTAACATTTTGATTGCCGCCTGAAGCTGTGATAGAGGGTGAAATTGCTAGACTTGTCGCAGATGATCCAGAATCGCTAGTTACAACGAACGTCTGTAAAACGCCTGTGTCTGCTTTAGTCTCAGGATGAACCCTATTGACTCCTGCAATGGTTATTAGGTCACCTTTGAGGAAAGTCGTGGTTCCTCCGTCTACTGTGAGGCTAGAGCCAGTTTGACTTGCTCCATTGACTAGGTAGCCTGTTGAGGCCGCAGCCGTTCCAGTCGTGTGACTAGGCACTAGGGTATTTTCCATGTGCGCGAAACCAGAGATCCGTCCTAGCATACCTTCCTTGTATTGCTCAGCAATAGACGCAGAATCTTGAAAGAGTCCTTTCGTGTCTGCGAGCATGTCAACAACACTCTGAGGGTTATGCATGTAAAAACGATCATCATAGGGAGCGAGTCCGTCTGTGAGTGTTTTTTGTGCTTGGGTAACGAGGGCAAAGGAACTGGCAGAGCCTACTCCGTTGACAAAATTGAAGACGTCCTTCGACATGGAAAACGCATCATTTTCGACGTTTGCAGCTAAAACGGACATAGCTGGCTCTAAGTATCGATCTTTAAACTCATCAATCGTCAAAGCAAGTTCGGTTGAGGAGAATGTAAAATCAACACCTTTCTGAGTTCCGACCGTTAGCGTGGTGCTTCTCTCAACTACGTCCTGAGACGAGAGAGCAGCTCCAGTTCTAACAGTAAACTCGTTTGGGAGTCGAATTCGTAAATCCGACCCAATTTTAGCCCCAGATTGTGCATACTGATCGTCATACTGTCGATTGATTGAACCAACAAAATTTAGTTTCTGATGCAAAATTGCTAGAGCTTCTTTGGTTATCGTGCTTGCACTTAGAAGTGTATTAGCCATTTTTTATTTACCTATTTAATATATCCCCTGTACCTCTGATACTCTTTCGGTGTCATTTTGTCAGGATCTTTTGAAACTCGACCTTTAGGTGTCACCGTTTTTGAGGGCGCAGGAGCGTTAGTAGTATTAGCACGACGTTTTCTGGAGTTCACTTGTAACGCTGTTGAGATTCTAATCAAATCATCTCTAGCGTCTCTATCACTTTTAGCGTTCAGAGCGTTGGCAATCTTCAAGTTTTTGCCAAGGTAATAGGCAACATCAGGGCCATTCGGCAATTCAACAATCGTCCTTGCCACTAAATCACTTTGGTGGAAATTAGGATTAGTGACGGTTTCGTTGAAGTCCTTATAGTCCAAAGCAAAAGCGTTAGATTTCTCAACGAACTCTTGAGACGCAATTTGTGCCTTCTGAGCTTGTAGCTGGGCAATCTGAGCTTGTTGCTGCTGTTGCATAACCTGTTGCACGTTCTGAGCATTTAAGCTTGAGGTGTACTGTAAAACTGCTTGTTGATGTCTTGCTTCGTCATAGTCGTAGTCTTCAAGTCTTGGATACGTTTGAGGCGCATCTTGGACTTGAGGCTGACTCTGAGCCTGTAAGTAAGCAACTTGCTGTTCTAGTTCTTGTACACGAGTGTTCGCCTCGTTTTTTTGTCGTGCCAGTTGTGAGATTCTTTCTTGAACAGAGTTGCGCTTTTTTTGCTTTTCCTCTGCTAGTTTTTCGGGTGTCTCGTCCCCGGATGGCTCTTCTGCGGCTTTCTCCTCGGTTTCTGGAGTTTCTACTGCTTCAGAGGTTTCGCCCTGTTCAGGCTCGGGAGCATCTTGTTCGGCTTGCTCGATTTCCGTCGGCAATATTTCAGCCTCAGCGATTGCTGCATCAGTTTCCATATGAGTACGTCTCCACGAATGTTTACCTTGCTCAGAGGGCAGCAAGTAAGCCCACGCTTTTACGGTGCGTTAGACCGAATTAAGCTATGTTCCTAAATCTTTGATCTAGGATGCTTGATAATATGTTTGAACTGTCTTTTTTTTCTGGATCAAATTCTGCGTTGATAGATCGTAACTGTTCAGGATCTAAAATTATGTAACTATGAGGATCGTAGGTTTCATTTTCTTCGATCTCTTTTATTTGTAATTTTAAGTTTTCAATTTTTTTATTTTCTTCAGCCGTTCTTGTTGTGGGCTTTGTTTCTATGAATTTTTCTATTTCTTCAGCAGATGCACCCAACTTAGGAACTAACTCTTGATCTCGTTTTCCAATCTCGTCATTTATTTTTTTTACTTCTTTTTGCAACTTTTCTTTTTGTTTTTTCCCTTTTGGGGTTAATCCTGATTGACTACCGTATTTATTTTCTACTTCGTTTAAATACTTAACAGAGTCATATCCTTCATTGCGAATAATATCTCTTAGTTCATCTGTATACTCGGATGCTTCTCTTGAATCTGTCCAGTTTTCTTCACCGTATCTGAACGACTCCATTTCAGGGATCATTTCATCTTCGATTTCATTTAATTGTTTTTCGTATTTTTTTCCTATTGGCGTAGCTCTTAATCCTACTAAAACCTCATAAGGATTTTTCCAATCACCAACGTCTTTCATATTAAGAGATTTTTTTAGTTTGGCTTTTAAAGGCATAATCTGACCGCCTTCACCAACTGTAATACCTCCCCTCGTTCCTGAATTATTGAATATTTTGTGTCTTTCAAGATCAAGAAGCCTGTTATACGCTTGCTCGGGAGTACCAACATGAACGCCTAGATCATTTTGTGGATCAAATTCTAAAAAATCAGAATAGGTGCCGTGATAGACATTTTTTTCAAATTCCATTTCTTTTGCTCTTTGCATCCGAGAGGCAGTGTCCATTGGCAGCCCTGACAGTCTTCTTACAGCTGGGATCATCATAGCCATCGAGCCAAGCTCTCTCGCAGCGTCTTTGCCTAGTGTGCTTTGTACTCTGGGAATGATCTCTTCGTTCAAGACTTGAAAGGCTCTATCAAGTCCAACCGTGTCGGCTATTTGACTAACAGAGTTTATTAGAGACTGCATCCCTGCCTGACCCTCCATTGATCGAGGGTTATAAGTAAGCATCTCTCTAACTTCGTCTGCGGCTGATACTGCTTCGCTGAACGGTCTCTGCCTGTCCTCCACTGTGTTAAGAGAACCTAAACCAACTGCAAGGGCAGGAACCTCGGCAGCAATCGCAGAACCAACTGTCATGGCTGGCTCGATGATGCCTAAGAGACGGTTTACACCACCACCGCCCCTGCGTTCCATTCTGGGAGCAAGTTGATTAGCCACTTGCAGACAATAGACTACTTAAACGATTAGTCGGATTCTGGCCTTCCATTTGCCCCATGCGACTAGCAAGCCTTTGGATGCGCTCCATTCTGCTGCCTTGTCCTGACATTCCGGGCATACCACCCATTCCACGCATTTGACCCATTCCTCTCCCTGCTGGTTCACGAAAAGGGATAAAAGTTTGTAAGCCTGTACTTGGATCAATTACGATCTGGTACTTCTTGCCGTCTTTACCGGTGACCATTTGCATTGGGTTCATAGGTAGCTCAGGCATGTTCGTTTGAGGCGTTGAAGAAGGTAAGGCCGTACGTGGTATACTCATTTGGTTTGCAAGCGCGGTAGCTCCTGCCGTACCTACTGGCGGGTTTTCCCTGCGAGACATAACCAAGTCTTGAGCAGGAGTTCGATTCATAGGTTGATTCATTTTTTCATGCCTTTTTTGTTTTTAACTTTTCTCTTTTTTTTTGGTGGGCGGCCCATCATGCTTCCGTAAGTTCCTTTTCCTCTTGGCATTTTTATCTCCTGTATCGTCTTGTTTTCTTTGCTATGTTCTTTGGTTGTGCTGAAGTCTTTTTGCCTTTCTTTATGTCGGCTCGTTTCTTGCGAGTCGTTGCTGCGTATTCTTTATCTGACATTGCCTTGATAGCTGCTGAGGGCAAATAACGCTCCCCGGTGGCTTTCTTGCCTTGCGTCGATGGCTTGCCCGACTTTGTGCGCCACTTCTGCGCAGTCCACTTTTTTAAACTCTTCTGTGATTTTTTGAGAGCCATTTATTTTTTCTTCTTACGTTTTAACTTTTTAAAGTCTGCGCCTGTAATTTTTGTTCTTGGCTTTGCTACTCTTGCGAGTTTCTTTTGTTTAGAAGAATACTTTTTAAATGGCATTAGTCTCGATAGCCTCCACCTTTCGCTTTATATTGCTTTGCGAGCATTTGTGCTTTTCTCGCTGTCCATTGTCCTCGGCTGCCGCCCTTGCTCCCTGCTTTGATCTTGTTAAAAAGATTCTTTCGCATGGTAGGCTTAGTATAGTTTCCAGCCTCATTAACACGAGACTTTGTTTTCTTTTTTGCTCTGGTTTTCCGTTTCACGACCATTTTGTTTTATCTGCCCAAAATGCTGCTGACATTTTGCCCTTTGCTATGTTCTTTGCGTGTCTTGCTTTAAAAGACTTTCTTTTGTTCTTCATCGCTTGACTCTCGCCTTTCTTCGGTGCGCCAGCAGTTGAGGCTCCTTGTTGTCCGAATCTAATCGTTTTGATCTTGTCACCTTGCTTTGCCACGACAATGTGAGACTTCTTTGGGTGGTTAGGTGTTCGCTTTGGTTTGTTGAATCCTGTGACTCCTGCCCTAGTAAGTCTGGGATCTTTTTTTGCCATTAAAATATACCTTGTTATCGAGGATAAGAATATCGTCCCACTTTGATAAACAAACGCCCTTAACCTTAAAGTTCTTTTCAATATGCGCTTTAGTACCTAAACACGCATCTATTTGGTAGTCACCGTTAAAGTCTTTGAAGTGATACCA